GCTACTTTTTCAGAAAACGAAGTGTTATTGTCATCGCCTTTATAATCTGCGTTATCACCACTGAAAAAAGTATCGCCAGAACCGCCTTTTCCGCCGCCATCTTTCATGTCGTTTATAGTTTCGCTTAAACTTACTTTGCCGTCTCCATCCGCGTCATAGCCATACCCAAACATCACAAATTCTCCCTTTCTTCATGGCAGCGCCGAATACGGTCACGCAAATAAACATAGTTTCCGATTGCCTCTTCAATCGCCCGGTTGTTAGGCGGTAGACTTTCGATTTCATCGGCTAGATTGTTGTTGAATGCTTCAGAATACTGCTTCAATTGTGGGCAGTATATTTCAAGCTGAGTTCTATAAACCGTTTGAGCGCAACCGGTCAGTGACAGACTTACGATCAACAATAGCAGCGTCTTCATGTTCAGACATAGCCTTATAAAAATTAGTGGATTTCTTTTGTGCCTGAAGATCGTCTTCTAGCACTTTAGTCTTCTCTGCAGCTCGTCCTCTAACTCTGCCCATGACGTAAATAATAGGTAGGGCGAGGGCTAAAGTAGCGATAATGTAGGTTTTGATTTTACCAAAAATAAACATCATTCAACTACTATCTTCTATTTTGTATTCGGAAGGGTCTATGTATCGAACCTTTGAAGCAGCACCAAAAGACGTGCCTAGCTTCCAGTTATACAAGCGAAGCCTATCAGCCTTTGTTTGAGGTGTTCTTAGGCCATAAGCGTCAAATATTTTATTTCCACTGCCAGAAGCCCCTACAGTTTTCCGTAACGCCCTAGCCTGTTGGTCTTTTTGCGTCTTTTGGCGGCGTTGTTTTTTGCGTATTGCCTTATCGCCCTTCGCCATCAGTGAACCCCGTCTGAGTGATCCTTAAATCGGGCGTATGCGGCAAGGCCTATGCCACCTATGGCGCAGACTAAGAACAGTACTTTAAGGCTGTCTGCGTATGGCAATAAGCCCTGCAGCTGCCCTGAGATTTCGTTCATCGCAGTAGCCGCTCCAGCAATCCCTGCACCAGCCATTGTTTTGCTTTTAGCTAGTGATTTAGGTGCCGCTGCAGATACTTTCTGTGGCATTTCTGAGCCGCCCTCATCGGAGGGCAGAGCAGCATCTGAGGAGAACAAAGCAGCCTCTGCAGCACGTCTCCGGGTGAGGCCGTTTAGAGGCGTGAGCTTGCCATCTACCCTAGCTTTGTTCCAGCGCATCAGCTGCTCTGGCACCTCATCGTATAGCCCTTGATTGAGCTTTTTTAGGAGGGTGGAGCTTTTGAAGGCCCCTGGTCCGAGGTTAAAAACGAAAGACGTGAGAGCGTCATATTGGTATTGAGATAAGGGGACATTAACGAGGCGTTTAACAGCTTTGCCGTGCTCATTGAGATCTTCTATAAGCCGCTGCTCGCAGTACTCTTTAGTCCATTTAGTTCCTGATCTGACGCCTCTAGTGGCACCAAATCCACATGTATAACGGTTTGCAGGGCAGCGGTAACTCGAAACCATGCCATCGGGCTGAACACGGTGCAGACCCTCAAACTTTTTAACTAGATTGATGCCTTGGGCGGAGATTGTTTGTGGGTGCATGTTTTACCTTGTTTGAGTATACGGAGCCATAAGGCCGCCGTTGTTTGTGCTCACCGCCGAGCTTAAATTGCCCATCGATGTATTTGCCCCCGGCAGAAATCCATTCACGTACTCATTAGCGTTGGCAATCATCTGACCAACATCCATGCGGAATTGGCTTATCTGATTACCAGATTGATCAAAGCTAGTTTCAATCACGGCTCCTTGAGCGTCGAACTCTCGACGCAACGTATTGCCTTGAGCGTCTAGGCCCTGCGTGACGAGCAAGCCTTGTTGATTAAATGCAGCAGTAAGTTTTTGATACTGGGATCGGGTGGTATCATTTAAAGAATCGCCAGTGGTCTGTAAAAGGCCACGTATGCTATTCAAATCATTAGTCTGGTTGTTATTAGCAATTTGCTGATCAATAGAGGTGTCGCTGAAACCGCTGGATACCGCTCGATTAAGCTGGTCAGCATTGCTCTGGTTAGCGATACTTAAAGAATTTACGTTATTGCCGAGGGAATTAAACTGGTTGAGCTGATCGTCTCGCAATTTTTTAAACGCGTTTGTCTGTGCTTGCTCGAGGTCTGTTCGGGCTTGGTTAGCCAGTGAGACATCATCAGAGTATCTATTGACGTAATCATCAAAATTACTAACGAATCCGTCTTGCCGGGACTGGAGATCAGCTTGATTGTCTTGCGAGCTAGTTGCGTATATGTCTTGATTTGCGGACATGGTAGAAAGGTCGCTAGTCAGACCACTCTGGCCTGCTACAAGATCATCCCGAGCAGCTCCCAGCTGAGTGTTTGTAGCGTCTGTTGCTGACGTAATTTTGGCCTTAGTATCATCAATACCGGCAGTTAGCGCGCTCGATGCATCATCAAATCTTGTGTTTATATTAGCGTTAGTGTTTGTAAGCGTGTTAGCCGTATCTTGGAACCCTGTATCTACAGCAGTCTGTAAGTTTGACCCTGCCGTGTCCACGGCATCAAATCGGGTTCCCATATTTGCAAAACCAGTGTTCTGGCTGGTCTGCACATCTCCTATGTCACTGACTAACCCACTCTGGCCTTCAACTAAGCCAGACTGGCCCTCTGCTAATGCACCAGTCTCGGCATCAACATAATTTGTGAGATCGGTNAAACCTGTGTCGATACGACTACCCAAGCCTGAGAGCAAATCAGTTTGATTTGAAAATTGACCATACAGCCCAGTGGCAGGACTATCTTCGCCCGTAGAGCCTGTACCGATTAGATCGCTTATATTCGACTGCCCTGTGGTAAGGGTATCCCCATAGCTTTTCATATCCGTACCTAGCCCACCAATATCAGACCTAATTCCTGCCTGATTAGTCTGGAGAGTCTGATATTGATCATCTCTCAAGCCGGTCTCTTTGATGGTAGTAGTGCCGCCTTTAAATGCAATCATCCCTGCACGTCGAGGCTGCAGATATCGGCTCACGCCAAACGGGTTAATCAAGGTCATTTTAAATCTCCATCGAAATTACGGTGTAGAGCGGCTTGTACTTCGTGCCGCTCTTGCTGGTTACGTTTTCCATCCTCTTGACCCACCCTTTGCGGCCCCAGATTTGGACATTTTGGCATTTGTTTTCTCTGGCAAATCGCTCGAAAACTGAATGCCCGGATTGTAATTTATCCCAGTCTGCGATTGAACCCCCACACGTCATGATTTGCAGAGATTTGCGGTTGTCGAAGATTAAAAAGCGGGTAGCAAATGCAGAGGTTATCTGATCCTGATCCACATATACCCAGACATGCATCTGTCCGTTCATAGCCTGCTGAAAGGTCTGAAATGTGGTTATCTCGCCAGCAGAATGCTCAAGTGCGGCATCTATATGATGTGAGATTTGAGGCCAGTACTTTAGGATTTCCTCTGCACTTAATAGGTGCAGTGACATATAAATTCCTGTATCTTAGTTGTTTCAGCAGTATATCACTTTGTTAATTACTTTACAAGTACATTAATAATTACACTATGTCCTCACGTTTTAACTATAAGCTTTGTAGCAGATATTGCCGTCCCTGCAAAGACACTTGGATCATCCGCCGTTAAGTCCTATCGTGCCATCTGTTTGCACAAAGTAGCTCTGCCCTGCTGTGAGGCCACCTTGGTTTGTGCTGAGTGAGCCTATGATGTCTATTCTTGCAGCACCACCGCTTGCGACCTCTCCCGCAAAGCCTACATCGTAAACCTGTCCTACACCCTGATCGTTTCCACCTGCATCCGAATAAGCAACAAGCATACGATCTTCTGTGCTGTTGTAAGAAATTACATTGTGCTGAGAATTTACCTCTGAGTATACTTGTGCAGTATCTAGTGTTACAGTTGTTCCGCTTATGGTTCCATCTCGTAATGTGCCATAATTAGAGTTTCCACCATCCCGATAAACCATTGCAAGTTTACCACTAGAATTAACTGTGATAGCACCATTTGTTGTAAACATGTATCCAGTAGTTGTTACTTCTACCTCAGAGCCGAAACTAATATTTGTTCCGCTAACTGTACCAACTACAATTTTACCCTTGTCACTATCAGCGGCATCTTTGTAAAAAATTGCAATCTTGTTAGTGGTCGGATCAAAAACAGAACAACGCCCCTCCGTGTTTCCTGAATTGAAGGTTGCTTCAGTGCCATAGCTTATAGACGTTCCACTAACTGTACCAACTCTGGCGTTTCCATTATTAGAGTTAGCTTGGTCCCTATAACTTGCAACTACTTTTCCTGCATTGGAGTCATATGTAGAGTCCATATATCCGCTTTGGCCGTTGTTTATTTCTACTCTTGTACCAAAAGAAATACTTGTTCCAGAAACTGTGCCAACAATTCCGTAACCGTTAGATGACTGATAATGGCAAACTATTTTTCCATTTGTGCTGTCAAACACAGCATGAGGATAAGATGAATTGGTAGAGTCAACAACAACCGCCGTTCCAAAACTTATAGCAGTGCCGCTTACCGTTCCAACAATCGCTGTCAGATACCCTGAGTTACCTGCATCAATATAAAAAATAACAACTTTATTATTCGTAGAATCAAAAACAGGGCTAACATAACTTGTAGACCCTGTTTCAAATACAACAGGCGTACCAAAGCTAACAGTACTTCCGCTTACCGTAGCAACAGCAGCAGTCCCCTGATTAGAATTGCCTTCATCTTGATAAGCAATAACATGACGATTATTTGTGCTATCATACGCACTGCCAATGTCATCAACAGCACCTGTTTCAAAAACTACAGACGTACCAAACCCAAAAGGCGAAGCAGGGCCACTAGACATGCCGATGTAGTTCTCGGCGGTGAGGTTTCTAGTGGTGTACGAAGCTGCGTTTCGTAAAACTACAGCAGTTCCATCCTGTGAATTGCTAGGATCCCTGTATGCTATTACTACCCTTTCAACGCCAAAGCTAGAGTCATACACTGCTGCGATCTCTTCACTGTCACCGCTATACGACACAGTAGAGCCAAAACTAATAGCCGTGCCACTTACAGTGCCGACTACGAGTCTTCCGTTGTCGTAAGCTATAACAACCTTTTGAGCGTTAGCGTCATAAGTAGCTGAGAGAAAAGTATCTATGGCAGCATTCTGAAACACTACGGGAGTTCCAAAGGAAATTGATGTTCCGCTAACAGTAGCTACTACAGCAGTTCCATAGCGGCCGTTGCTATAATCTACATAAGCAATAACTACCTTCTGAGCTACGGCGTCATAAGTAGTAGATGTACCCGTGGTGGTACCCGTTTCAAAAACAGAAGCAGACCCAAAACTAATAGATGTCCCGCTTACGGTGCCAACAATCGCTGTTCCACGATAAGAATTACCATCGTCTCTATATGAAATAACTATCTTTTGGGCATTGGAATCGTAAGCTGATGACACGGCCTCGACAGTAGCACTTTCGAATACAACCGCACTACCAAAG